TGAGTAACTATGAGATAGATGAGAGAGAAAGAAAAGAATCTCAGAAACAGAGAGCACAAAGATCACACGGATTAGATGAGAGGTATAGCTCAAAGGAAGGGTTTGGAAGAGATGACCAAGAGAATATTAAAAACATTTTACGGAATGCACCTAAGTCTTCTAAACCATGTCAACAGTGGGATGCACAAACTCAATCGTATGTAGAGGTTGGTAGCATAACTGAGTCAGATAAGTTCTTTGATGATACTGTACGTAGTTTATATGAAAATGAGGAAGTAACTAATCCCAAGCACTATGATAAAGTAGGGTTCGGTATTCAACCTCTTGAATATATAACAGCTAATGAGTTAGACTTTCTAGAGGGAAATGTGATTAAGTATGTGTCACGTTATCCACATAAAGGTGGAGTAAATGATTTATTAAAAGCTAGAACTTATTTAGAGAAACTAATAGAAAGGGAAAGAAATGGAAGATAAGTATTTACCTACTCAATATCAACAATACATCCACTTGTCTAGGTACTCACGTTGGGACTACGATAAGGGAAGGAGAGAAACTTGGGAAGAGACAGTGGGTAGATACTTTAATTTTTTTAAGGAACATTTAGAAGAGAATTGTAATTATCAAATCTCACCTAAAATATTTAGAGAACTAAAGAATGCGGTTTTAAATCTGGAGATCATGCCTAGTATGCGTTGTCTAATGACAGCAGGGCCAGCCTTGAAGAAAGAAAATGTAGCAGGATACAACTGTGCCTATCTTCATATTGATTCGCCTCGTTCATTCGATGAGATATTATATGTGTTGATGAATGGTACAGGTGTAGGGTTTAGTGTAGAGGCTAGACATATAGATAAATTACCTACAGTTCCTAATGAATTACACCCTACTAATACTATTATACAAGTTAGAGATAGTAAGTTAGGATGGGCTAAAGCTTATCGTGAATTAGTAAGTCTCCTTTATGTAGGTGTAATTCCTGAATGGGATTTACAGAAAATTAGACCTGCAGGATCACCACTTAAAACATTTGGTGGTAGGGCAAGTGGCCCTGAACCATTGGATGCCTTGTTTAAATTTACAGTTGAGAGTTTTGATAAGGCTAAAGGTAGACGATTAAAACCTATTGAATGTCATGACATCATAACTAAGATAGCAGAGATAGTAGTAGTGGGTGGAGTAAGAAGGAGTGCCCTGATTAGTCTATCAGATTTAGGCGATGATCAAATGAGGACTGCCAAATCAGGAAGATGGTGGGAAGAAAATCCACAGAGAGCATTAGCAAACAACTCGACTAACTATCATACTAAACCTGATGTAGGAACTTTCCTAAGAGAGTGGACTGCACTCTATGAATCCAAAAGTGGAGAGCGAGGAATCTTTTCTTCGTACAATTCTAAGAAAAAATGTCTTGAATTGAATGGTAGGAGAGAAGAAAGGGAGGACTTTGGTACAAACCCTTGCTCAGAAATAATATTGCGCTCACGAGAGTTCTGTAACCTCTCTGAGGTAATTGTACGTTCAGGCGATAAAATTAAAGATTTTAAAAGGAAAGTTAAATTAGCCACCATTCTAGGTACATGGCAGAGTACACTTACCCACTTTAGATACCTAAGTAATGATTGGAAAATTAATTGTGAGGAGGAAAGATTACTAGGAGTATCATTAACTGGTATAATGGATAACTTTATATTAAATAAAGTATCAAGTGATCTGCCTATAATTTTAGAAGGGTTAAAGAAGGAGTGTGTAAAGGTAAATAAAGAGTGGAGTAAAAAATTAAGTATTAATCCTGCTAGTGCAATTACATGTGTGAAACCTTCAGGTACAGTTTCCCAATTAGTAGACTCCGCAAGTGGAATTCATGCTAGACATTCTCCTTATTATGTTAGGACAGTTAGATCAGACTTATCCGATCCTATCGGTAAGTACATGGTAGATGAGGGAGTACCTACTGAACCTGATATAACTAATCCTAGTAATGTTACAGTATTTTCATTCCCTATTAAGTCACCTTCAAAATCGGTAATGAGAAATGGGCTATCAGCAGTTGAACAATTAAAACTATGGTTAGTGTATGCTAAATCCTGGTGTGAACATAAACCCTCCTGTACAATCTCGGTTAAGGAAAGTGAGTGGCCTGAAGTTGGAGCTTTTGTATTCGATAATTTTCATTCCATATCTGGTATTAGCTTTCTCCCTTATTCTGATCATGTCTATAAGCAAGCTCCTTATCAGGAGTGTACTGAAAAAGAATATAAAGAACTAACCAAAATAATACCTACCTTAAACTGGTCAAAACTTTCTGAATATGAAAGTATAGATCATACTACTTCTTCACAAGAGTTAGCATGCACAGGAAACACCTGTGAAATTCTTTAAAAACAACCTTTATAGAGAAAAAATTTAATATGTTACACGGAAATATAGGTGAACATGGTATAACTCCTGAGTTAATAACTTGGTTGGAAGAGATTGTACCTGATAAGTTACCTCCTTTAAGTTGTAGTATAGAGGATGTACGCTATCTACAAGGACAACAAAAAATAATAGATATAATTAAATGTACCTATAAAAGTAGTACTAAAGAACAAGAAGAAAGTTCTAGAGATTCAATAACAATTTTAACTGCACCTGATAACTAATATGAAAGTATATACTGAAGTCAATTATATCTGGAAAGATGATAAGCTAGTCCAGACTGACTCCAAATCCTATGAGTATGAAGGTGAAGTAGAATTATGCCATTGGTATCACAGACATAGTAATGTTAGTATATCAACTGTTACTGATGCAATACCTGATAATCCTGCAGAGCTTCTAAATAATGTAACAGATTTAGGTGGAGATATACTTAATACTACAGTAGAGGGAGGTGGAGATATATTAAGTACTACTGTAGATCTAGGTGGAGATGTATTAAATGAGGGTGTTTCGATTGTAACAGGAGGAGCTGATTTAAATGAAGTAATGACTCTTTCCACTAATATTTTTGCTGAAACAGGGAATGTTTTAGGAAAAGGTGGACTCTTTACTAATGATCTAATTGATGGAATTGTTAATGGTGATTGGACAGGTGCTAATGCAGGTAAGCATGGTTTATTTGGAATGGGTACACCTAATCTCCCTATACCTGATGGCCCAAATTTAACTCAGCCAATGTTCCAAGCGACAAACCTTGGAGATAATATTAATTGGTTAGGTGGAAAATTAGCAGGTCAAGGATACATTCATGATAGACTTAATGCAGGGTCAACTTATATAAATGAAACTTTAGGACATGTTATGGATTTTTTAGGTAACCCTAAAGACTATATGGTTAATGATCAATTAGCAAATATGCTTTTAAATCAAAGCGGTATAGTTTCCGCTTTTGGTGGGAAGGGATTTGGTGGAGATGGTGGAGGAGGTGGATTAGGTGGAGGAGATGATGACACATCCAAGTATGTAAAAGGTAGAGGCACAATGAAAGGGAGGTCACCTACACTTAAACTAAATAAAGGTGGAAAAGGTCTAGGAAGAAAGTCACTTAGAATAGGTACAGGAGGAATGGGACAAGCTGTAGGTGGCAAATTTAAAACATTTAAATCTGGTAGATATACTAGAGTTCATTAAAATAAATAGGAGTTAATATGCCAAGAAGGAGCAGAAGATCCAGAAGACCTAGAGCAACACCTGAAGGTTTTAAGTGGCAAGGGAATAAACTTGTACCTTTAGAAGGTACAACTTTTAATGAAGAAACCCAAGAATGGGAAGTAGGAAAAAAACAATCTGGAAATGATTGGGGAATGGAAGATCCTCTTGAGGGTTCAGGTTCAGACATAATGGATATGGATCCTAATTCACCAGAATTTGCAGCAGCAATGGCTGCCGAAATGGAAGCAGGGCCAACAGAAATTCCAGGTGAAACTGATAGTTCAGGGTTTAGTTCAGATTATACTGACTCAGGACAACAGACTACAACCGATCCAGAAGATACGGATGATTCTGGTGACTTTGATCCAGGTAGTGAGGTAAATACATTTACTAAAGATGAAGATGGAAATACAGTTGTAACTACTGAT